CGAGCCGCACAAGGGTTCTCAGTAGATTTTCTGAGATAGCATTATCCCCGCAGATTTAGTTAAAATCTCTAAATCTGGCCAGAGGGAAACTTTGAAAGAAAGCATGATGTAATTCAATCTCACGTCCAATAAAATGTACGTGCATGCTTCGATCAGGTTTCATGACTGGAAAGGGTTGAGTTAGTGAAAAAGGTTCAGGAAGTTTGACGGTATCGTCTTTTAACAATTTCTTGTTAAACTTCCCAAGGATTGGCATGTAGGATTTTTGTTTACTACAGGATGGCAAAATTTCGCCCCCCACTGTGAACAGAGATTCTATAGCTAATAAACCTTCTAATTGACTGACACTATGGTCTTCAGTCGAAGACACACCGTATTCTTCGGTGAACAATACACCACTGGTACTAACTCCCAGTTCTTTTAGACGACGTGAAACATAATCCCACGTACGCCAAGAAAACTTTGGTTGAGAAGGTAGCTTGTAAATATGTCTGTTTCTCCAGAACTTCCTCATCAGACGTAAGTCTAAGTCAGAAGGTCTGAAGATTCCAAAGATAGGAAGCCCAAGGCCTCCATAATCTTCAGGGACATACCATGGTATACCAAGCTTTTTGGCATTCTCTAGAAAAGCTTTGTTAACGGATTGAAACTTTCTCATCACTCTAGTTCTTGTGAACTCTGGTGATTTAGAAATCAACTCCCTACAAACAGAGCCGAAGGATTTCTCCTTTGAAGAATCATCCTTAGATGAGACTTTAACTTGAGAACGGGGTACGCCAAATAGTAATCCAGCATTGATGAAGGGTGTTGCACGAAAATGCAAGATTTTACATGTCCATCCAGTTAGTAGCTTAGGTCCTTGCAGACGTCTAATCTCACTCTCTTTAACAGAGAATGGGACCGTGATATGCTGCATATAGGGTTCATGTGTTTTCTTACTGATTAATTTACAGTAATAATCCACAGGGGAATCCGTAACCACTACAGGCTCCAAGATGGGATAAAGATCTAGAACACCCTTTTCATTCAGAATACACTCGTAGCCCTCAGGGCTATAAGTAAAGTTAGTTGAGTTGATATCAAGGAAGTTCTTTGAAAAGAAAACTTTACCTAATGAGGGTGCTAACCCCATATAAGGTGAGAGTTTCTCCCAGACTTCCTTTCCTAACTTGGTGGTCTTCAACAAACCATCATCACCATTGACAGTACAGTTACAGTTATCTAACTTCATAACTTGATCATACGTCACTTCCTGCGTCCAACGCAAGATTGTCGCATTAATCAAGCAGAGAATAGGAAAACTCACTATACTGCCCATCAATTGACCATTCATCTGGGGTAAAGGTGCATCACCTAAACCCTCAAGATCGAGTTCATGACGATCCTTCTTTTTAATTTCAGGAGGATACATTATGTGCTGTGTCATACTTTCAAAGAAGAGCTTGCGCTCAAACTCGTCTAGTTTTAAGACAGTACACAATTCGTCAATGACGATCTCGGATGCCCACGAACGAATTTGATTCGTGGCGTCTGAATAGTCGACCGAAAGAAAGTACTCATCTGCAGCAAGTTTCTTACCAATGATGTCTTGAACATCCTCGGCACTTACAGTCTTGCCAATGAAGCGAAACATCTTATGTTTCTTCATGTTAGACCATAAAAACTTCTGAAGAGGCTTTAACACAAAGTAGTGAAAAGCCGGCCCTTTAGAAATTACGCGGACCTTGAGTGCCTCCGCGAGACCAACTAGTTTAGTCTCGGGTGACTCTGTTTCAGCAGCCAGTAAGGCTATGTCGTACAAATTCTTGTACTGCTGTAACAGACGTGATTCGTCTATAAGAGGTACCTGTCGGAATCCCTCTCTAGAAGCACTAACAATCAAAGGTGATTTTGACTTTAGCAACTGAAATAAATTATCATTGCCATTAGTCTCATCGACCTTATGGATCAGATCAATAATCTGACCGGCGATACCATAAGCAGAACGTGTATTATTATAATCAGCTGAACTGGAAGGGAAATAGGGTTTATATCGATCTTCATCGGTATATTCCAAATGACCAAAAAGTTCTCTGACTGTTCTGCGAAGGTTAATGGAGCATGTGAGTGGTGTAGCTTCCGTATGGATGTTTAAACTACTACCATCATCTTCATCTGCCCAATCCACTTTCCTGAGTTGTACAGCAGGAGTGGGTAACTTTTTCGGCCCAGTAAGGGTACGAAACGTGTCAACCATAGATTGATTAACTTGTTTCATAGTGGGACGAGTCATGCCTTTCTTAGACTGACATAAGGAGATGACGAGAGACTCAAAAGTTTCTCTGTCATTTCGATACATCTGTCGCATCCAGCGATGAGCTCTTCCACCAAAAAGGAATTGAGCACCAAAGATGTGAGGTGGACAAGGACTGTTTGGTAACTCCTGTGCATTATGATATGCACGAAAAGCGGCCAGTTTGTCTTTGAACATCTTCATCACATTACCTTTATAATACGTGAGTATCGCGAAGTAATGATTGTAGGTGTTGGAAGGTTTAAATCCTTCTAACTCAAAACCAAACATAACACAGATAGTGATTAACACATCTACGTTTTGTTTGACTACATTCTGGATTTCGAGTGAAAACTCAGAACGGGAGATTAACGTCTCTTCCATGGACGCCTCATTTTCCTTCCCAGGAGATTGAGGTGTGGTTACGTTGCTGATAGAACTATTCTTGGCCGGAGCCGAAACTTGCTTAGGGTAATTGAGAAATCTCATGATTTTGATATTACGTTAGGAACGTTTCTGCTTCTGCCGAAGAACTATTTCGAACAAGCAACGGGTTATTTTATCTGAAAAGAAA